GCAAGTTTGTGAAACATCTCCTTGCCAAGAACCCCGAACACAAGGCGGTGCTGAACTATCGCCAGACAATCTATAACTGGGTGCAGCGAAGCACGTATGACTGGGCGGGATCGCAACGCCTACTGCCCGTGATCAATCTGGCTAAGTTCCACAAGGAGTATGCCGACCACGAAGCAGAGTTTTCCCGGTTGGTCGATGACTTTCTGGACAAGTACCCGGCTATCGTGAGCAACATGGCGTTTGTGCAGGGCGATATGTTTGATCGCAACGAGTATCCCGATGTGTCGGAGTTGAAGCGCAAGTTTTCGGTGGATCTGATTCAGTCCGAGGTTCCGACTGGTGACTTCCGTTGTGCTATCGCACAAGACTTACTCGACGATATGTCTACGCATTACAACCGACAGGCCAAGCGCATGGTCGAGCAGATACTGGCGAAGCAGTCCGAGCAGTTGGTCGATGTGATGAAGTCGATCAGTTATTGCTGCGAGATCGAGACCACGATTGATGGCAACGGCGAGGTCAAGGTGCGTCGTAGAAAACTGTATGACTCCACGTTGGATCGCGCCCGCGAGCTTTGCGATACGTTTCGTGAATTTAATCTTGTGTCAGACCCTAAGCTCGAAGAGGCACGAGCGTCATTAGAAGTGTTGTTAAGTGGGATCGAGATCGAGAAGTTACGGAACTCCGACACGCAGCGCGTGGTCATCAAGGAAGGTATCGACGACATTCTCAGCAAGTTTGGGGTGAGTGTATGAGTCCGTTAGAAAAACAATTAATCATGGCGTTAGCGGAGACGTTGGCGCTAGTTGACACGAAAACTTTATCTCCCGAGCAGGAACTTATCTACGTCCATGCGGTCGAAATACTGGCCGATGCGATGGATGGATGTAGTGACTGTGTGGATTTTTAACGTATTAACCAATACGCAACGAGGTAGCAGACATGAGTAGCAAGACAATCAATTTCAATACTCCGGTGGAACTGAACGATGTTCCGAACCTGATCGCAACGATTGGCACGATTCGCACAATCTTGCTGCGTGGTGAGCCGGGTATCGGCAAGTCCACGGTGTTGAAGAACCTAGAAACAATACTGGGTAATGGGTATGACTACATATACGTTGACTGCCCGGTGATGGATGTGTCCGACATCGTGATGCGGATACCGAACCACGAGACTAAAACGTTGGAGTCTTACGTGTCGGAGTTGTTCAAGATGGACAGCCCCAAGCCAAAGGTCATCATGCTCGACGAGATGAGCAAGGCGAACAAGTTGCTTCAGGTTATCTTCACCCGCTTGACTCTGGAGCGATCAGTCGGTGATTCGAAACTGCCTGCGGATTCTATCGTGTTCATCACGGGTAATAATTCATCTGATGGTGTGGGCGATACGCTGTCAGCGCACGTGTTGAATCGCTTGTGTGTGATCAATGTACGCAAGCCAGACGCCCGGCGTTGGGGTGTGTGGGCAACGGATAATGGGATCTCCCGTCAGGTTCGTGCATGGGTGGCGATGAATCCGAACTGTCTCGCGTCGTATCTTGATGGTAGTCAGGAGAACAATCCGTTCATCTTCAATCCGACGAAGCCGATCACATCGTTCGTCACGCCCCGGTCATTGGTCGGTGCGGATAGCGTCGTCAAGAATGCTAACAAACTAGGTTCATACGTGACTCAGGCAGCCTTGGCCGGTCTGTGTGGCAGCGCGTTCGCGGAATCTATCGCAGCGTTCATGTCGATGGAGAAGGAGTTGGTGTCGGTCAGTGACATCATTGCCAATCCGCAGACGATTCAGATTCCCGAGAAACCGGCGGCGTTGTTTATGACGATGTTTAACGCAGTCGATACTATCGAGACGCAGGATGATCTGTCGGCGTTCATGACTTTCGTGAAACGTATTCCATCCGATGAGGTCAAGTCTTGCTTCTATTCGATGGCGTATGAGTCCAAGCGCACAGCCAAACTAGCACGTAACAACAGCGAGTTGCGTGAGTGGGGCGCGAACAACATTCCGTTACTGATGTGAGGTGTCAGGTGGAAATATTTATAACGAGGCGTGAGGTGTATGGCACAGAACGGTTTTATCCAGACTGTCCGAAGGCCGCACTGTTATCGAGACTTGCACATCGTCAGACGTTCAGTCGGCGTGAGTTGCAGTTGATTAAGGAACTTGGCTACAAGATCGTGGTCAAACAGGAAGAGGTGGCAATATGAATGCTGTTATGCGTGAAGTAGATATGGAAACGCGGTTGAAGAAGGCGAACATCAAACTGATTCGTCATCCCGAGACTTGCTTGTATGGTGGTGTCATCCTGATGGGTGAGACTTCTCTTATTGATGACGAGCGCAAGTGTCCGACAGCGTACACCGATGGGTTCAACAAGCGATACGGCAGAAAGTTTTTGGAGAAGTTGACCGACGAAGAGATTGCCGGTGTCGTGTTGCACGAGACCCTGCACGTGATGCTCAAGCACATTCCCCGACATCGTGACTTGATGAAGGAGAACGGTAGGCTTGCCAACATTGCGATGGACTACGTGGTGAATGACATCATCGTAGAGGTCTACAAGAAAGATCCGAAGTTGCTGAAACTTCCCGAGGATTGCTTCTACGATTCGATGTTCCACGGGTGGTCGGTGCGTCGTGTGTATGAGTATCTGAAGAAGGAGCAGAAGGAGAACAAGGACGGCAAGCGTCCCCAAGAATCCTTTGACTCACATGACGAGTCGGCTATCGGTGAGATGGAGCCGGGTGAGATCGAGGAGGTCAGCCGTCAGATCGACGAAGCGATTCATCAGGGTGGGATGTTGGCCGGTCGGTTCGGTGCGAAGATCCCCCGTGTCATCCAGAATATGATGGAGCCAGACATCGACTGGCGCGAGGTGTTGCAGGACTTCTGGACGGCGAACGTCCGAGGCAAGGACGAGATGACATGGCGACGGTTCAACAAGAGCCGTGTGGCCGATGGGTATTACTTGCCTAGCACTGTGACCGAGACTATCGGTGAAGTTATTCTGGCTATTGATACGTCCGGTTCGATTGATAACGACGACATCGCCAAGGTCGCAGCGCGTGTCCAAGAGTTGTGCGATACGTTACCCCCTGAGCGTATCCGTGTGTTGTGGTGGGACACCGAGGTGCATGGTGAGCAGGTGTTTGAGGGTGATTACAACAACCTGTCATCCATGTTCAAGCCGATGGGCGGAGGTGGCACGAAGGTTAGTTGCGTGAGCAAATACATCACCAACAATAACCTGAACGCAGACTGCATGATCGTGTTCACGGATGGCTACGTGGAGAGCGACATCACGTGGACTACGCATATCCCCCCGGTGTGGATCATTAAAGAAGACGGCAAGGAAACTTTCGAACCGCCCCGAGGTCAGAAGGTTGTGATGAAGGCGTGAGCGTATTAATTAATACTGAAGAGGTGTGAGATGAGCGTTAAAGATATGTCAAGGCAAGACTTGATCAACGAGTTGGTTGGTCAAGCACTCTATCGAATCAGAGACAACATGAACTACTCAGACGTAGAGGTTATGGAAGACTTTTTGCGTAGAGGGTTCAGAGGTTTTGAGAAGATGACCGCCGACGAATTAAAAGACGAGTACCGTTATTGGTTTGAAGAGGAGGTGTGACATGGAAGCAAGTAAAAGAGATGAAGCGTATCAGTACACGATGAGCAGCGAATACTCATACGAAAAAGAGGAGGGTTTGTATCAAGCCGAGCGATTGATTAAAGAACTACAGCGTGTACGCGCCGATTGGAAAAAAGGCTTGGGCGATCCACAGTCTTTCAACGAATGGAACAATCACTTTACAGCCGCAATTACCAAAGCGATGAAAGAGGAGTAAGTGATATGACTTGGAATCACAGAGTATTACGTCACGTGGATGCGTGGGGGGATGTGTATTACACCTTTGCTGAGGTGCATTACGACGATAACGACAAACCCGAGGCATATACGACGGTGTGCATGGTAGGCGACGATCTAGCGGAAATGCAGCAGATCGCGGATCGTTTGCTGATAGCAACGGCACAGCCGGTGTTGGATGTGAAAGTATTTGAACAGGAGGCCGCATGAGCGACGAAGAGTTAGTACGACAGGTACACCATGAAGTTAAGCGGGTATATCACTCTGCATTCCGGCATGGTTTCTTTAGTTGTCTAGTTGGTGTGTTACTTTTCTATACATTCTTTTAACCGAGGAGTACTCAAGTGGGTAGGACTAAACAAGCATTCAACGTCAACGAGTTGTTTCTGGCAGGGCAGTGCGACAGCGATACGCGCATGAAACTAGTACGGTCGCCCCTGTTCGGCATCGTGACAAATATGTACAACCGAGCGCGTAGCCTTGGCAGGGAGATCCGTGTCGGGTTTGTCAGCACGCACTCTTTTGTTGGACACGGCAACAGCATGGTCGATGTCGTTAAAGAAGTTAATGTCGTAACTCCGCAGGGCGTGTCTGTTGCCATGATCATTAACAATTCCCCGTCGTACAACCATATCGGCGTGGGTATTTACGGATCACATACCGAGGACGCACCGCATCGTGCCTTAACAAGTTCTAATCCGAAGTACATCCAGAGCAAGTTCTCGCTCAAGTCGGATCATGACGTAGCCAATTCGTTTGATCGGGCGGTCGCGGGTGCATACGAGTTTTTCGATGTCCGTGTACGTGGGATGCTCGATGATCTGGTAGATAATCTGTACGGGGAGCGCACTGTCCGAGCGCCATGCGTAGATGCGTCTCGCCTAGGAAATGATCTAGCGACATTCTTACTGAAACTGTACGCAGGTGAACGCACACTAGCCGAGATGCCGTCAGATATTAGAATAACTGCCGATGCCCACGTGAAGATGTACAAGGAGCAGCGTCAGAAGTTTGACAGAGCGATTGCCGAGGCCAAAGAGTTCATGGATGGTGAGAAGTGGTTCTACGTGGACAACATGAACAAGGGCGTCATTCTGGGTACGGTCAAGCCCGAGCCTTGCCACAAAGCATTAGACGTTTACTCAGAGTCTGGTCTACCGTACACGGGTTCGTTCCATTACATCCCCCCGGAGGCTGTGTTCCAGTGGTATCCGTCGTTTAATGCTATACCTGAAGATACCCGCAAGCAGTTGGAGTTCTCGATGGTGATGCTCAAGACACATCGCAACAGCCATGAGATGCTGCCGCAGAATACGAGCGGCGCGAAGTTCTGGTTGGAGATGGGGTGTTACTCTGAGACATCATGGAACGGCAACGGAGCAAGTGTTCATGTCCTTAGTAAGTAAAGGAAAGATTGAAGAGGTAGCCGAGGAAGCGTTGGAAAGATTACTTTTCAATGCCTACGCCGCAGGACTAAGACCTGTACCTGTAAAGGGGGAGGACTCAACGTACGTATACATGAGACGTTTTACTGATGTGGGAGAGTTTCACATACGAGTGAGCGATAACCTTGTGCGTGTGTTTACGCTCAAGACAATGCCGATGAAGTTAAAAGAAGTCTTAGCCATGATCCACGCGATTGACTGGCCGTGTAAGGATAGTCGGCGTGATTCTATGTCTCGCCCCGATTATGTCCCTGAACATTTCTTAGATACCGGGTGGATGACCGGCGCCCATGAATATGTGGTTTGTTTGCCCAATAGTTTTTTAGATGAACTGACCGGGAAGACTCCGGTCTAAGTAGCGTATTAGTTAATACGGTGACTCCCGAGGCCAAAGTAAAGAAGCGTGTCAAAGAGATCCTGTCGGATCTTGGCGCGTATTACACGATGCCAGTTACAGGGGGTTACGGGAACAGTGGTGTGCCCGATTTTATTATTTGTATCGCCGGGTTGTTTTATGCTATAGAGTGTAAAGCAAACGGTGGTAAGCCCACCGCACTACAGTTGAAGCACTGCGATGACATCCGAAAAGCAGGAGGGGTCGCGGTCATAGTTGATGAAACAAACGTAGAGAACCTACGCAAGGAGTTAATTAGTTATGTCCAAGAAAAGTCGAATTCTCAAGTTGTTGTCGCAAGGCAAGACGGTGAGCGAGGTAGCGAAGGCAACAAAGTCCACCACAAAGTACGTGTATTTCGTCCGGTGGACTGACAAACAGAAGCAGTCGAAGATCGTTAAAGCGGTCACAGAGATGAAGGCCACGCTCAATGCGTTGGACAAGATCAAAGACAAACCCGATCCCGTCAACAACCCACCACATTACACAGCAGGTGGCGTCGATTTCATTGACTTTGCTGAAGCCAAGGGGCTGACCGAGAACGCCTACCTATTCAACGTGGTGAAGTACGTTGTTCGCGCAGGGAAGAAGGTCGATGTCGATCCGGTGCAGGATCTTGAGAAAGCAGAGTTTTACCTGAAGCGAGAGATAGCCCGGAGGAAACGGGCGTGACCAAACCCAAGAATGAGTTTGCCTTTCCACAGTTGGAAGGTGAACGTCTGAAGTGGTGGGGACACGGCATGACTTTGCGGGATTACTTTGCAGCCAAGGCGATGCAGGGTTACGTCATATCCCACGGGGTCGTGCTACGCCCCGAAGAAGTTACCAAACTTGCCTACGCCACAGCCGATGCGATGCTGTCAGAACGCGAGGTGAAGAAATGACTGAGAAAGATTATTTACCACAGTACGCTGCCGAAGCGGTGCGGGATCTGGAACTAGGATATAAAAACGCTATCCGAGAGGCCGCAGCGTATCACGGTTCCGACAAACAAAATTTTTTAGCATTCGCTGAATCCTACAGATACATAGCGAGTTTGCTCAGGCAAGCGACACACATTGTGCTGCCGCCGAACGGCGAGATCTATAGAGATAATAAAGTGACAGGGCCGAGCGACCAAGAATGTCCGTCGCTGACAGGATTACCCGCGCCTATCACATCGTTTGAGTACGCATGGACTCATGATTTAGACGGCCATGTAAACCCGTCATACAGTCTTATTAACGAACCGATGTCGATGGCGAATCCTCCCAAGCGGATTGCGTTGGTAATAGACGGCAAACAGTTAGTCGAAATAGAAGGAGAAGATAAATCCTTACCGACTAAAATTTGTTTCATGAGTATTTGCTATCACGAAAGCGTGAAGCGATGGAATCCTCAGCCAACAAGTGTGACAGTACTTGATCCGTTCAAAGTTTATCCGATGAGTTATCCAGACGGTAGAAAAGGATGGGGTACGCAAGCAGAGGTCTATGATCTGGTTAATAACAGGTACATCGAAGAAAAGGATAAAGAACTTGGTTCAGCAATTTTCTCTGAGTTTCAAGGCGACATCAGTTTAGTCGTGCAAGCCTGTCATGCCCTACGTGTCGGTGCGGTGTTGGAGTCTCGTAAGGAAAAGTCTTATACCAAGAACCGTACGATGGATAAGCAGGGTGTGGGTGGGTTTGAGTATCACGTATTGAGACTGCCTCACGGTACGGTGAAAGAAACATTGGGTAGCCGAGAAGGAAGTGACCGAGATGGTCCAAGATATCATTTCCGGAGAGCGCACCTGCGGAACTTGTCTACCGGAGCGCAAACGTTTGTTCGATCATGTTTCGTGGGCAACCGCGAGAAAGGCGTGGTTGAGAAGAGTTATGAGATTAAAAAGGAGGTAGCAGCATGAATCCGGTACAAATTGGACGACAACGATTTAGCAATATCTTCTGGGGTATCATGGACGAGAAGGTAAATGACTTCCCGTACGAGACCATCGAAAAGATTATTGAAGAACAACAGAGGCTGCGAGTTGACGCAGACTACAACACTGGCTCAGTCCCGTACGACGATGCGGTAGAACTTTATAAATTGGTGGCATTCTTTAAGCCGAAGGCTATTGCCGAAGTGGGCACGTTCATCGGGGTCTCTACCCGAACCATGCGTGAGGCCATGCCGTCAGCAAAGATATATACCTGCGATGTATCCAATCAGATACAGATAAGTCAAAGCGACACGGGCATTTTCCAATACCCCAAGCAGTCATCGACACAGATGTTCAAGAACTTGGCCGACAAGAAGATTGGCATTGATCTGATCTACTTTGATGGCAGGGTTCAAGAAGAAGATTTCCAGTACCTGCCGAGCATCATCCATGACCACACCATCTTTGTCTTTGATGACTTTGAAGGCATTGAGAAGGGTACGGTCAATGCCATGCGGTTGGAATCTGGCACACGTGTACTGATCTACCCACGTGAAGGCAGGAAGACGGCGGTATCTCTCCCGTTCACCATGCTGCACTTTGTAGCGCAGGAGGCTGTGTGATCAAGTGGCTACTAGGTTTCTTCAAACGTGCGGATGAGTTCCGTAAGAAAGAATGGGCACACGTGCCACCCCCGGCATGGGGAGCGAAGCGTAGTGGGAGGGATTACTGGTGAAGGATCACGAACAATTAGTTAAGGAATCGCATCGGCTGATCAAAGAACTTGTTGATGTTGGTAATCAAGCCATATCGATTTATGGCGATGCCGACTTTAAGAAATGCTACGAAGTATTTAATGCGTTGACGAACGTGACCGGCCCTCTTGCGTTTTTCTACTTGCAGCGTGGACGTTGTAATTGGGAACTGCGACGGTGGGATAAAGCCGAAGCCGATTTCAGAGCCGCTGACTATTTGGATCCTGTCAACAGCGCGGATATCAAATGGGTGCTAGGTCTGTTCTATTTGCAGCAGAACAGATTTAAAGATTGTTGGCCGTTGTACGAGAGACGGTGGCAGTCTGTAAAGTTTACGACTCCCAAACTTAAAACCAACAAGCCACGGTGGAAGCCCGGCAAAGGTTATAAGTCTGTGCTGGTGTGGCCTGAGCAAGGCGTGGGTGATGTGGTTATTTACTCATCTTTGCTGCGGGAGTTGGCGAAGCACGTTGATAAAGTCACGATGCTGATTGATTTCCGTTTGCTGCCGATTTACCAACGCTCTATGCCTGAGATCAATTTTGAGCCGGGTAACACAAGAGTCATGGACGAGGATCACGACTCGCACATTCCGATTGCTAGTTTGGGCAGTCACTTCATCAATGGGCTAGAAGATTTTGAACGACACCGAGCGGTTAACTTTTTAAAGCCCGACGAAGAAAAGGCGAACGAACTGCGGAAACGATTCGGCATCAAGCCCGAAGACTTTGTTGTAGGAGTTTCTTGGGGAAGCATGGCTCCCGCGATTGGCCCTCATAAAAGCATGGGGCTGAATGAACTATTACCTGTTTTTAATTTGGAGAACGTCAAGTTCATCAATCTTCAGTACGGACAGGTTCAACCGGCTATTCAAGAGTTGAAAGAGAAACATGGTGTGGAGTTGATCTGTGCCGAGGATATTGACAACTTTTTAAATTTAAACGGACTCACAGCACTGATGAGTTT